CCTTGTTGGCGGATTTCACTTATTGCCAGGGCTTCCTGTATGTGGAAAAGTATTTCTTGCAGGCCATGAGACGTCCTATCCAGACCGGACCTGCGGCAACGGGGGAACAGACCGTGACGCACGACCGCCCAGGCGCGCCCGACGGCCTCGAGCGCTCGGCCGCCCGCCGCGCGGCCCTGATCGCCGTCAAGCACGAATGCGACTGGACAATGCGGCGCATCGCCGCTTGGCGGGGTCGCCTCGACGCCGAGGACGAAGACCTCCTCAGCGACGTCGAGGAGGCGGTCAAGGAGTCGCTGCGGCGGCTGAGCCACCTCGCCGACCGTGCTGAGGCGCGCGCTGCGCGGCTTCCTGGGCCGGATGATGTGCCCGGAGGTAGGCCTCCAGCCTCGCGATCCTGACCCGGATGGCTTCCATCTCGGCGAACGGGTCGTAGTCCGCGGGGTCCGCCTCGCTCGGCTCGAGGTCGCGGCCGCAGCGGGCGAACACCTCTGCGGCGTTCACCCCGAGAGTGAAGGCGATCTGGTGGAGGATGTAGCGCTCGGGGTTGGGGGTCACCCATGTCCCGTACAAGGTCCGGCCGCCGTTCTCCAGGGCGCGCCACGTGCTGTCCGAGATCTGCGTGCGTCTGGCCGCCTCCCGTTTCGACAGCCCAGCCGCCTCGCGCAGCCCGGCCAGCCACGCCCCGAAGGCCTTCCAACGCGCCTCGGTTTGCCCGTCTTGCTCGTTGCCAGCGTCGGCTGCCACCACACGCTCCCCAGTTTTCTGTCGCATTTTTTCGCGTATCGCGCGTAACCATAAGTCGACGTTCTTAACTTTCGCAAGCCGGGAGAAGTACGCGCCAGCGGGTCAGTACTGCGCATCGCGCATTGGTATTGCGCGGTGACAGCGGTTAGCTTGCCGGCCCATGAGAGTCAACCGCGAGGCCCTGCGGGCCATTCGAAAGCGCAGTGGCTACAACCTGCCGGCGCTCGCCAAGCAGGCAGGCGTCACGACCTCCTGCCTGTGCGACCTCGAGCGGGGCCGCCGCAACGGCACCAAGAGGACCTTGATCGCCCTCGCCAAGGCGCTCGACGTCCCCCTCGAGGCGATCGTCTTGGACCGGCCCTCACGTTCAGCCGAGCACGTCGCGTGAGCGTCACGCCGCTGCCCCATAGCCGGGCAGATGCTCGAGGCGAGCAGCGAGGGTCGACTGCGGAAGACGCCGGTCGGGCGCTGGAGCGGCTGATCCGCGAGCAGGTGAGCGCGGCGGTGCTGGCCGCGGCTCAGCCGGTCCCCGATCGGCTGTTGCTCACTGTGGAGCAGGCGGCCGCGCAGCTCGGCGTCAGCCCTCGCACCGTCGGCACCCTGTTGGCCGAGGGGCTGCTACCCGTGGTCAGACCGCGGCCCAAGTGCACCCGTATCGCCTACGCCGACCTCGTCTCCTACGTCGAGCGGCTCACGCGAGAGGGCGGTGCTCGATGAGCGCGGCCGCGACGGTGGTGGATCTTGTGACGGGTGAGGTGGTCGAGCCGCTCGACCAGGCCGCGGCGCGGGAGCTGACCGAGCGGATCCGCCGGACCGCCGACCGGCTGTGGGAGCTGCTGTCGGAGGCGCACGAGCGGCAGGCGTGGAGAGTGCTCGGCTACCGGACGTGGAAGGCGTACATCGAGAACGAGTTCTCCATGACCGAGCGCCGGTCCTATCAGCTCCTCGACCAGGCCCTCGTGATCCGCGAGCTGGAGACAGTCGCGGGACTGAACCGCGGTTCAGTCCCCATCACCGAGCGCCAGGCGCGGGAGATCAAGCCGCGGTTGGTCGAGGTAACCGAGCGGATCCGTGAGCGCGTGGCGGAGGAGCCGCCTCCCGCTCCCGCCGAACCGCTTGAGGCGGGTGACCGTCCCAGTCCTGCGCCTGCGTCTCCGGCTGTGGCTCCGGAGCGGGTGCGGGAGATCGTGGACGAGGTCGTGGCCGAGGAGCTCGAGCGACGGCGCAAGCGGCGGGAGGACCGCGAGGCGACGAAGGCTGTCCGGATGGGAGCGCCCCCCGGCTCCCGGGGTCGCCTGCGTCGCTCGGGCGCTGCCACGCCTGCCGGCGCAGCGCCGACCGCCATGGATCGTCACGACTGGGAGGTCTGATGCCCTTCTCTGATTTCGACGGTCAGCGGGTGCCCCGCGGCCGTATCCGGTTCGCCGGCACCCAGGCCTGCCATCGCGAGCTCGACCGTGACTCCGAGGTGGTTGTCCTGGCGGTCGGCACGGTGTCAGCGATCACTTACAAGACGTTCGACGAGCTCCTCACTCGCCTTCATGCGGTCAAGGTCGGTGAGGCCTACGTCATCGAGGTCGACTACGTGGCAGCGTTGCTGGACAAGCTCCGCGCCGAGGCGGCCGAGCTGGCCGAGTCCGATGAGCCTCGCCTGTTCGACGTCGACCCGCCCCAACCCGCGCAGCCGACGGCGAAGGGTTCGGCGTTGGACCAGGCGTTGGCGTTCGCTGAGATGTCCGAGGCCGAGCACCCCGACGAGCCCGTCGACGAGCCCGACGAGGAGGACAGCGGCGCGGCCGGCAAGCGCAGCAGCCCGTTCTCGGAGGCGAGCTCATGATCTACGACCACAACAGCTTCCTGCCCGGCGGCCTCGGGATCGGCCACGCCGACGGCCCCGCCGCGTCACCCGCCTCCCCCAGTGGTGACGCGGCGGCGGCCCATCCCGTCAAGCTGCGCGACTGCCTGGACTGCGGCGCGCAGCGTGTCTACCCGGACGGCTTCGCCACCCCCCGCTGCTGCTGGGCGTGTGAGTGGGACCGCGAGGCCGAGCTGGCGGGCCCGCCGATGATCGGCGTGCTCATCGTGCTGCTGTTGGCCGGCTACCTGACCGGCGCCGCCGTCGTCTGGCTGGCGGTGAGCGGCGGATGATTTCTGTATATCTGTCAGCCGGCCGCTCGCGGCGTGAGGAGATCGCCCGCTACGCCGAGCTGGGTTGGGCGCTGGCCGACCAACAACGCGTCATCCTCGTCGGCCAGCCCGAGCACGCCTTCCACCGCCTCGGCCACATCGAGCAGCACGACACCTGGGAGCGGCTCCTGGAGCAGCTCCCAAGTCCCAACGCCGCCACCGGTGACGACGACGAGGCGCCGTTCTGATGGCCGCCGCTCCCGGTCTGGTCCTGAAGCTGCGCTCGACGTTGGAAGGCGCGCACATCCGCACCAGCGTGTTCGTCGGTCCCGAGGTCGGACGGCTGAAGTGCGCCGGGATGCTGGCGTTCGCGGTCCCTGAGGACGTGCGTGCCTGGCGCAGCCTGATCTGCCCGCTCGCGCGGGCCGGCGCCGGCTCCGGCTGGGCGCAGGTCCTGCTCGAGCACGGCCCGGGGCTGGACACCTTGGCCGGCTTCGACGAGGAGGCGTTCTGATGGCTGCCCCGTCGCGGGCCCGCAGCGCCGGCAAAGGACGCTTCTATGTCGACGGCCGCGGCGAGGCCTACTGGTCGGTCACGACGATTTTGAAGGCGGTCCCCAAGGACGCGCTGGTCTACTGGTCCGCCAAAGAGGCCGCGATCTGCGCGGTCGACAACATCCCCCGCATCCGCGCGATCCTCGGCGACGACGGCGACGGCCGGGAAGCCGCGATCAACTGGATCAAGGGCGCGTGCTGGCGCTCGAGCGGGAAGAAGATGGAGCTGGGCACCATCGTCCACAACGTCATCGAGGCCCTCGTCATCGACGGCCCCATGCCCGCCATCCCCAAGGACGCCGAACCATACGTCGACCAGTTCCTCGACTGGTACGCCACCTTCAACCCGCAGTTCCAAGCGTCCGAGATGACGGTGTTCTCCCGCAAGGAGAAGTACGCGGGCACGCTCGACATGATCGCAACCGTGCCTGGGCTGGGCCGGCTGCTGATCGACACCAAGACCGGGTCGGGGGTGTATCCGGAGACCGCGTTGCAACTTTCGGCTTACCGCAAGGCCGAGTTCATCCTCCTCGCCGACGGTCGGGAAGAGCCGATGCCGGCCACCGACGGCGGCGCGGTGCTCCACCTGCGCCCCGACGGCTACGAGCTCATCCCGGTCCGCTGCGACGACGAGGTGTTCCGCCACTTTCTCTTTTGGCGTGAAGGCTATAGATGGCTTAACGAGACCTCGAAGACAGTCATCGGTGACCCCCTCCACGCCGCTGCCGCGCACGGGGCCGTGTGATGCCGATCCTCGACATCCAGCAGCGGTTGCGGGAGATCGGGCGTCTCCGGATCGGCGCGAAGACGACGTCGAGCAACGGCAAAGAACGACCGACCAAGCTCGACACCTTCCGCGTCACCTCCCCGTCTGCCGACCTGGTGCAGGCGGTGGCGGAGATCTACGGCGGCGAGCCGCGACCGTGGGACGGCGGGGAGGGCGCGCAGCACGAGGTCTACACGACCGCCGCCGAGCTGGAGATCATGCTCCCCCCGTTCGAGGTCCTCGACCAGTACTACGAGCTGTGGGCGGGCGGCGGCTGCCAACGCCGCTGCGACGGGCGCACCGAGCTCATCGGCATGAAGCCGTGCGCGTGCCCGTCCGACCCGGTCGAGCGCGCCGTCCTGGCCCAACGAGGCAACGCGTGCAAGCCGGCCACCCGGCTACGAGTCATCCTGCCCCAGGTCGCCGGGATCGGCGTGTGGCGGCTGGAGACCCACTCGTACTACGCGGCCACGGAGCTGGCCGGCGTCGCGCAGCTGCTCGCCGCGTCCACGGCGCACGGGTGCGCGCTGCCGGCCAAGCTCCGCCTCGAGCAACGCCAACGTAAGGTCCCCAACCAGCCGACCAAACGGTTCGCGGTCCCCGTCATTGACGTCATCGCGCCGCTCGGGCTCGTGCTCGAATCCGTCGGCGCGGTCGCCGAGATCGGCCCCGCACGCACGGAACTGCAGCCCGGCCGCCGCGCGACCCAGCGTCTCCCGTTGCCGGCGGGCGCGGAGCTGCCCGCCGACCCGACCTTCAAAGAGCTCCCGTCGGCGCGGCCGGCTCTGCCGGAGCCTCCACCGGTACCGGCCGCGCCGGAGGGGCGTCCGGCGGAGCCGGCCCTACCCCCGGCTCCGCCGCCCCCGACCTCCGCGCCGCTCGGCATCACCGAAGACCTCGAACAGGAGCCCGAACGCGGCCAGCGGGATGAGCGGGACCGGCGGCTCGTCGATGCGGCCGAGGTCACGGCGGTGGCGATCGCCTGCCGCTCTAAGGCCGGGCTGGACGATGAGGGCCGTCACGATTTGGTGTGGTCGGTGACCGGCGGGCGGACCCAGTCGTCCAAGGAGCTGTACTTCGGCGAGGTCGAGCAGGTCTTCATCGCCTGCGACCTGCTCGCCGGCGGCCACGCCACCTTCGACCCTGACCCTGAGGACGACACCGGATCCGGGCGCATCCTCGTCCGCGCCGACACCCAGGCCCGGATCTCCTTCCCGCTGGACGTCCCCAAGACGCGTGCCTGGCTCGCGAAACAGGCGAAAGGCTGACGCGCGTGGCTGCTCACTCCTCGTCTGCGGTCAGCCCCGGGCGGCTGCACACCTCCGTCCAGGCCCGGCAAACATCCGGGGCCACGCCGCGGCAGCTGGCCTACTGGGTCGAATCCGGCCTGGTCACCCCGACTGTCCGGGCCTACGCCAGCGGCAGTACGCATCTGTGGACCGACGATCAGGTCGCTGAGCTGTCCCAGATCCGCCGCCTGCTCGAGCTGGGCATGTCCCTGCAGGCGATCCGCCGTCACTCCCCCGAGGTCCGCGCCCGCCTGGTCGACATCCTCACGCGCGGCCTGACGGGAGCCAGCCGATGAGCGAACTTGTCGATGAGGAGATGCTGCGCCCGTCAGAGGTGGCCAAGGCGTTCGGGGTGGACGTCAAGACCGTCACCCGGTGGGCCAAGGCGGGCAAGCTGCGCTCGATCCGCACGCTCGGCGGGCACCGCCGCTATCACGCCAGCCATGTCAAGGCGCTCCTGGAGGCGCACCAGGACCCCGCAGGAGACCGCCCATGATCCGTACGTTGGAGGAGCGTCTCCGCGCCTGGCTGGAGCAGCTGCAGCAGGAGCAGCTCGGGCTGGACGGCGCCGGCGGCTATTGGCCCATCGAGAAGGTCGCCGACACGGTCCGTGGGATCCTCGACGATCCCATGCATCCCCTGTGGGACGGGTCATGAAGACCATCCCCAGCGTCATCGGGCTAGACCTGTCACTGACGGCCACCGGGGTCGCCAACGGCGCCGGCGCGACGACTCTCAAGTCGAGCGCGACGGGGATGGCCCGGCTGGTCGACCTCCGTGACGCCGTCCTCGCGGTCGGCGCCGGCGCCGACCTCGTCGCCGTCGAGGGCTACAGCTTCGGGTCGCGCACCAGCCAGGCGCACGCGCTCGGCGAGCTGGGCGGCGTCGTCCGCCTCGCCCTCCACGAGGCCGGCATCCGCTACGTGGACATCCCGCCGGCGACGCTCAAGCGCTACGCGTGCGGTAAGGGCAACGCGCCCAAGGCAGAGGTCTACGGCGCCGCCATCCGACGGCTGGGCTACCAGGGCTCCGATCACAACCAGGCCGACGCGCTGTGGCTCCGCGCGCTTGGCCTGGACGGGCTCGGCTACCCCATCGTCACCGTCCCCCAGACACACCGCGCTGCTCTCAAGCCCATTGACTGGGCAGCGCTGCGCAAGGAGGTCGGCTGATGCCAGGACGTCTGGCCCGGGACCCGAACTGGGAAGAGCAGCTCGTGGAAGACGCGCGGCTTGTGGACGGCGACCAGATCACTGTCACGACCGTCGACACGGGTTCGCTGCTCGACCAGGGCGGGACCTATCGACGCGCCTTGGCGGTCGGCGGGACGACCTCGAAGGGACAGCCGGTCACGGTCGTGTTCGTCCTCGACGAGGACGTCTGCGCGGCGCTCATCTACCGGCTGTACGCCACGTTCGGCACACCCGAGGTCCTCCGGCGCGTCGAGCGCCTCGCCGAGCTAGGGGTGACCGGCCGCAGGACCAAGCGCCGCGGGAGGGGCGCGTGAACGCCGCGGACGTCGACCAGGTCGCGGCGGACCTGCTGGCGTGCGGTGAACACGACGAGAAGGCCGCGGAACCGGGCGCGCTCGACCAAGCTCTCGGCCGGGTGGGCGACCACCTGGCCGGCATGGGCATCGACCTCGGCGACCCGGCTCAGCGTGAGGTCACGCTGAGGCTGATCGCCGCGATCGACCACGCCGCCGCCCGCGTCGACCTGTCCAAGGTGACCGCCGTCGGCATGCCCCCCGAGACGGCAACGAGGCTGCTGATCGCGACCCGCTGGTGCGGCATCGCCATCGCGCGCGCCCACGTCGGCAACATCTTCGAGCATCTCCAGCCGTCCGACCTCACGGAAGAGGGTCGCTGATGGAACTCCCCCCCGACGCCCTCGACGCGATCCGTGACTACCTTCGCCGATACCGCCCCTGCGAATGGTCGGTCTGCAACGTCATCCGAGGCCACCTCAGGCAGCTCCTCATCGAGGTCACACGCCTGCGCGCCGAGGTTGGGCGGCTCTCCGGCGACAACGCCGCGCTGCGGTCCGACCTCGCCGACGCGCACGCCGGCTTCCACGCCCTCCCCCCAGGGGGTGAAACCGGAAACGGGCAGGTCACCGGGCGCGAACCCAGTTCCGGTTTTGCGACCACCCGGGAAGCCGCGGTCTTCATCGCTGAAGCATCCGGGTCCACCGACCCCGCTCGGCTCGCCGCTCTGCTGACCAATGCCGACGCCATGCTCGCCGCCGTCTGCCGCGCGGCCCTCAAACGCACCCATCCCGACCGTGGCGGCAACCCCGCCGACTTCCGCCGCGTCCAAGACGCCCACGCCATCCTGAGCAAGTGATGACTACCCGCCGAGCTCGCCACCGACGCGGCCAAGCCGCCGACGTCGGCGTCGAGATCCCAGCCGAGCACCGCGACGTCGCCAATCGCCTCACCAGACACCTGTCAGCCCACTTCGACCCCGCCGTGCGCGCCCGCCACCTCCACCAGCTCCGCGAGCTCGCCGCGGCGAAGACCAAGATCGTCAGGAGCCGCCGGCGATGAGACGGTGTGTGACCCATTACGCCTGCGACTGCATCCTCGAGCAGCTCCGCCTGTTGGACGCGGTCGCCGCCGCGGCCCGAACCATCATCAGGCGGGCCGAAGACGCGGGCGCTGGCCCGCTCGACCATACACCGCTAAGCAAAGCCCTCCACGCGCTCGATGAGCAGGAAAACGATGGCCGATAACACAAAAATCGAATGGTCGCAGGCGACGTGGAACCCTATCACGGGCTGCACCAAAGTGTCGCCCGGCTGCGATCACTGCTATGCGGAGCGTGAGGCCAAGGGGCGGCTGAAGCGCTATTACCCGGACGGGTTCGGGAAGATCATCTGCCACAAAGACCGGCTCGACATCCCATTGCGGTGGCAACGCCCCCGGATGATCTTCGTCAACTCGATGAGCGATCTCTTTCATGATGAGGTCCCAGACGAGTTCATCACGAAGGTGTTCGCGGTGATGGCGCTCACGCCGCGCCACACCTATCAAGTGCTCACAAAGCGTCACGGGCGCATGCATGCGCTGGTCAACGACGATTGGTTCAAAGAGCAGATCTGGCGTGACGCCTGGGAGCTCGACCCCCGCGGCGACATCATCCTCAACACCGAAACGCCCTGGCCGTTCCCCAACGTCTGGCTCGGCGTGTCCGTCGAAGACCAGAAGTGGGCAGACATCCGCATACCGAAACTCCTCGGAACCCCCGCAGTCGTCCGGTTCCTCTCATGCGAACCGCTACTCGGCCCGATCGACCTCGAACAGTACCTATTCAGATTCTGTGATCGGGAGCCTGGCACATGCCCGCGCCTTAATGGCGAAGGGCCTTGCGACGGATGTCGGGTACCACAACACCTTCGCGGGCTGCACTGGATCATCTGTGGCGGAGAGTCCGGACCCCGGGCTCGCCCAATGCACCCGGATTGGGCACGTTCAATACGCGACGAATGCCAGGCAGCGGGCGTCCCATATTTTTTCAAACAATGGGGCGAGTGGGTACCGGTCAGTAGTGACGCGGGCGTCTACTTCAGCGGCGACATCGAGCTGCGGGCAGACGGCTACTCGTGGCCCATTGAGCAACCCCACGGAGCCGACGACGGCACCGCGGTAACGATGCGCCGGCTTGGCAAGAAGGCGGCGGGCCGCCAGCTCGACGGGCGCACCTGGGACGAGATGCCCTCAGGACCGCCCCGTCCTGCGCCAAGCTCGGCCACCAGATGGTCGACGCCGCATCCGGCGTCGACGACGTCGGCGTGCCGGTGGTCTGGCTGATGTGCGACCGCTGCGGCCACCTCGACCGGCGCGCCACCCCGCCCCCGGACGACGGGCAGCTCGACCTGTTTGGCGAGAAGGAGGGCGACTGATGGGCTGGCTCAAGCTCGATGACCTCTACGACGACCACCCCAAGATCGTGGGTCTCCACCCCCTGGCCGAGCTCCTCGACGTCCGCGGCATGCTCTACGGCTCGCGCCTGAAGACGGATGGGTTCGTCCCCCGCGGCCAGTTGGAAGCCCTCGGCCGGCGCATACCAGCTGTCGCCAAGAAGGTAGCAGAGTTGGTCGCGGCAGGCCGCTGGCACGACGGTCCTTCGGACTGTTGCCCAGACCCTGGCGGCAAGGGATGGTGGATCCATGACTTCCTCGTCTACAACCCGTCCCGCGCGGAGCGTGACAACGAGCGGGCGGCCGCCGCCGAGCGGATGGCCAAAGCCCGCGCGAACAAGAATCCGCGTTCGAAGAATGTTCCGGCGAACAAGACCGCAGGTTCGCCTGAAGTTCGGGCGAACACACCCGACGCGTTCGCCCGAACATCGCTCAATCCGATAGAGGACCGTTCGGGTAACCCCGTCCCGTCCCCACCCCATGTTCCTTCGGAACATATGCCTCCGGCGGGCGCTGACGCGCCGCGCGGCGACCCCGTTCCGGCGAACAGCAACGGCCAAACGCCTGCGCAGCGGCTGCTCGCCGGCTATATCGCGGCCTGCAAGGTCAGACCGCCCGATGGGTTCCTTGGCCCCCTGTCAGCCGAGGTCAAGCGCCTCGTCGGCCAGGGATACTCCGAGGCCGACATCGCGACCGCGCTCGAAGTCATACGCCGCAAAGGCCTGCACCACACATCACTTCCCAGCGTCCTCAACGAATTCCTCAACGCTGACCCGGCAGCCGATCGCGGCGCGCGACGGACTCGCGAGCAGCAGACGTCCGACGACATCGCCGCCTACCACGCGCTGGCCGACGAGCTCACACGGCGAGGCATGTGAACCCCTCGGACTGGGCGCGCATCTACGCCAACCTCAAGGGCTACTGGCCGGCGGCCACCTTGCCGCCGCAGACCATGGCCCTGTGGTACCCGCTGCTCGCCGACCTCGACACGGCCGCAGTGGCTGCGGCGGCGCGGACGCTCGCGGCCGAGCCCGACCGCCGGTTCCCGCCGGCGGTGGGGGAGATCCGCGCCGCGGCGATGCCGCGAGAGCGCAATTGGGCTGACGCGCTGGCGGAGCTGGAGCAGGCATGCCGCAAGGTCGGCGCATATCAGCCCGCTCCCGCGTTCGAGGACGTCGTGCTCGTCGAGCTGGTGCGTCGGCATGGCTGGGCTCGGCTGTGCTCGACGGACATGCGCGACACGACCTGGCGGGCGCAGTGGCGTGACGAGTACACCGCCTGCGCACGCCAGCACGCCGACGTCGCGCGTCGCCAGCTAGCCACTCGCGCGTCCGCCTCACCAGTCGGGGCAGGGTTGCTGCCGGCCTTGGGGATCGGCGATCCAGGATGAGCACGCTGGACTCTGCCGCCGTCGGCGAGCTCCTCGGGTCTCCGGGCGCGGACCGTTATCGGGCTGAGGTCGAGCAGCGCCTCGACGCGCTGGACGCGGCCGGGTTGGGGGACCGGGCGGTCGCGCGGATCGTCGGGACGGTCGGCGCGACGATCGACGCGGATCCGGTGTGGGGCCCGCGGCTGGCCGCCGTCTATCTTCGCCAGGCGGTGCGGGACACGCGGCCGGCGGCGCGGTTGGCGGTGTGCTGGTGCACGGAGGGGTGGATGTTCGAGGTGCAGCGGATCGACGGGCGCGACTACGAGATCGTTCGCCCGTGCCGGCGCTGCCGGCCAGCAGACGCAGGAGCAAGCGTATGACCCGCGGCCGTTCCACAAGCTCAGCGGCGCGCACTTCGGAGACGATCGCTCGTGCGGTGGAGGACGTGACGACCGCGGTCGTGGCGGCGATCGACTGTTACGGGCTGATGTGGCATCCCGCCTCGGTCGCTGTGGACGGCCGCGGCGGCCGCGGCGGCAACCTCAGCTGCGGCGATCTCGCGCTACGGGAGGCCTACGCCGCCTGCGTGCTTCACGTCGCGCGAGCGCATCGTGAGCTGGCCGCCCACTTCTCGCTTAGGCCGTGGGCGCCGTCGGCGCGCGTCCTCGACCTGGTCCCTGTTGGCGAGCTGGGAGGCGCCTGCGACCGGATCGTGCTGGTGCTCGTGTTCTTGGACCCTGACGTGTTGACCCGTGTGCAGCGGCGGGCGGTGGAGCAGGCCGGGCATAGCCTGCGCGCTGGGGCCGCCTGTTTCCCAGGCACCCGTCAGAATGACAAAAAAATGGCGTCTCGGCGGGCCCTGTAATGCCAGCACTGACCTGCGCGAACGCTGGTGCGCTTGACATCCCGCCCTCGCGTCGGGTATTAATCTGCGTCAGATTTAGGCGAGCTGACACCACAGCCACATTCATTCCCTTCTTCCCAGCCCAGGTTTCGGCGTGCCGTTGACCCCGTGCCTGGACTGCGGCGCGCCCACACGCGGCAACCGGTGCCCCGCCCATCGCAAGGCGCGCGAGCACGCTCGGGGGAGCCGGCAGGAGCGCGGCTACACCGACGCCTGGCTGACCGCCGCCAGGCAAGCGATCGCCACCCACGTGGCCGCCCACGGCCCGGTATGCCCCGGCTGGCAACGCCCACCCCACCCCGTGGACGCGGCCGAGCTGACCGGCGACCACCATGTCGCGCTCGCCCAAGGCGGACCGCTCCTGCCCGACCGCATCGCTGTCCTGTGTAAGTCATGTAACGCAAGCAAAGGAGCAACACGATGAGCTACAGCCTGTCTCTGTCCGGCCACGTCGAGGGCGACAACGCAGCCGAGGTCGAAAGCGACATCTTCGCCAGCTGCGAGAAGCTGGTCGCTGACTTGCGCGAGGCCCACGGCGAGGCGGTGATCAGCGGCTCGTTCTCCGGTCAGCACGTGGGCCAACGGGGCCTGTAGCGCGTGACTACCTCGGAGCACGACCAAACGGAGCAGCCCTGGCAGGGCTGGGCGATCGTGGAGCTGATGGGCCACCGCCGGCTCGCCGGCTACGTCTGCGAGCAGCAGGTCGCCGGCGCCGCGTTCCTCCGCCTGGACATCCCCGGCGACGGCGGCACGGTCGCTACCCAGCTGTACTCCCCGGCCGCCGTGTACTGCATCACCCCGACCACCGAGGCGACCGCCCGCAAGGTCGCGTCCGGCTCGCGCATCGCGCCGGTGCAACGTTGGGAGCTTCCGCCGGCCGTCGACGCCGAGTGCGTTGACGACGACGACGCGCCCTATTGAGCGCCAAGGGGGGAGGGGGGTCGGAAAGTTCGCCTCGGGTCCGGCCCCTCGAACCCCGCGCCACCTCAACTTTTCGCCGCGTGAGACTGGAGGGCAAGCCGTGGCTGGACGTGGACCAGCACCGAAAGAGCAGCGTTCACGCGAGCGCGACACCCCGGAGCGTGAGGATCTCCCACGGTCTGGGTACACCGGTCGGGCGCCTGCGTTGCCGGGTGCGTCGAGGCTTTCGAAGGCGACGCGGGCGTGGTATCGGACGTGGGCCAGGTCGCCGCAGGCGCTGCGGTTCGCCGCGACGGACTGGCAGCGGCTGCACATGCTCGCGGGCCTGGTCGAGCGTTACTTCGCGGATCCGTCGAAGGAGCTTATGTCCGAGATCCGGCTCAATGAGGCCAAGCTCGGCGCGACGCCGGAGGACCGGATGCGGTTGCGGTGGCGGATCGTGGACCAGGCCGACAAGCAGGAGGAGGCGGCGCGGCCGCGGCGACGTTCTCGCCAGCGGTCGGACCCACGGCACCTTGCCGCGGTCCCGGGCTCGGCCACGCTGGAGTGAGGTCGGACGCGCGGCTGCTGGTCCCGCCGCTGGAGGCGGAGCCGTGGCCGACGCTGGGCCCGGAGGTCTGCGACTTCATCGAGGACCTGCTCGTCCACGGTCCCGGCGACGTGCTGGGCGACCCGGTCGAGCTGACCGACGAGATCCGCGCGTTCGTCTACCGCTCCTACGAGGTCTACGACCGCGGGCATGAGCTCGCGGGCCGCCGCCGGTTCAAACGCGAGGTCCTGAGCAGGCGCAAGGGGGTCGGCAAGACTGAGATCGCGGCGTGGGTCGCGATCGCGGAGATGGACCCGACGGCGCCGGTGCGCTGCGACGGCTGGCGTAAGCAGGATGGCGAGTGGGTGCCCGTGGGACGCCCGGTGCGGGACCCGTACATCCCGATGGTGGCGACCACGGAGCAGCAGACCGACGACCTGGCCTATGGCGCGGTACGAGCGATCCTGACCAACGACGACTGCAAGCTGGTCAACGACTACGACGTGGGCCTGGACCGGGTGCTGCACGCGCGGGCGCCCGGCGAGATCAAGCCGCTCGCGTCGGCGCCGAGCGCCAGGGATGGCGCCCGGACGACGTTTCAGCACTTCGACGAGCCCCACCTGTTCACCAGCGAGCGGCTGCGCAAGGCGCACGCGACGATGCTGCGCAACATCCCCAAACGCAAGGCCGCGGACGCGCATTCGCTGGAGACGACGACGATGTACGGGCCAGGTGAGGGGTCGGTGGCCGAGGCCTCGCACCGCTACGCCTTGCAGGTCGCCGACGGCGCGATCGCCGATGCCAGGTTGCTGTTCGACCACAGGCAGGCCTCGGAGCGGTGGGACCTGGAGGACGAAGAGCAGCTGCGCGCGGCGATCCGGGAGGCGTCGGGGGACGCGTGGGCGTTCACCGACGTCGAGAGCGTCATCGACTTGTACCGGTCGCCGCAGACGGATGAGAACGAGTGGCGCCGCTATTGGGGTAATCAGCCGCGGCGGGCGGCGACGAAGTGGACGGCGGTGACGTCGGTGTGGGACGACCGCGCCGACCCGACGCGGGTCGTCGAGGGCGGCGCCGAGGTGGTGCTGTTCTTCGACGGCTCCTACAGCCGGGACTCGACGGCGTTGGTTGGCTGCACGGTCGAGGCCCGCCCGCACGTGTTCGTGGTGAGGGCGTGGGAGCGTCCGTTGACCGCGGGGGCGAGTTGGCGCACGCCGCGCAACGAGGTCGACGACGAGGTCGCCGAGGCGATGCAGCGGTGGACGGTGCTCGAGCTGGCGCCGGACCCGCCCGGCTGGCACCGGGAGATCGAGGACTGGGAGCACACCTACGGCGAGACCGTCGTCCGCTTCGACACGAACCAGCCGTCCCGGTTCGGCCCGGCGTGTGACAGCTTCGAGAAGGCCGTCGCCGGCGACGAGCTGACCCACGACAACGCTGAGGTGTTGAAACGGCACCTGGAGAACGCCGTACCGGTCAAGCGGCGCGGCTATGTCGTGGTGACGAAGGCGTCGGCGGACTCGCCGGACAAGATCGACGTCGCGGTGGGCGCGATCGGGGCGCATCACCGAGCCGTGTGGCACTACCTGAACCCGACTGAGCCCGAGAGAGGACCGAACATCTGGTGAACCGTCGTATCCCTGACCTGGTCGAGCTGGCCGGCGCCGCGCTGATCGTCGTCGGCGTGAGCCTGCTCGCCGTGTGGGCCGGCCTGATCATCGCCGGCGCCGCCCTGATCGCGAAGGGCTACGCGATGGAGCAGCGCTCGTGACGGTGCTGGGCACCCTGCTGGGCCGCCGGTCCTTGGAGGACCCGGCCCGCCCGCTGACCGACGCCAGCCTGTTGGACGTCTTGGGTGGGGAGCCGGCCGAGGCCGGCGTGGCGGTCACGGTCGAGTCGTCCTCACGGATGCTGGCGGTCTACCGCGCGCACGCGCTGCTGGGCGGGCTCATCGCCGGGCTGCCGCTGCACGCCTACCAGCGGCACCGCGTGGGCGGTCGGGCGGCCCGGCGGCAGGTCGACGCGCCGGTCATCACCGACCCGCACCCTGACGCCACCCCGTTCGAGGTCTGGGAGTACCTGGTCGTGTGCCTGATCGCGTGGGGCAACGCCTACGCGTTCAAGGCCCGCGACGGCGCCGGGCGGGTGCGGGAGCTGTGGCCGCTGCACCCGGCCCGCGTGCGGGTGGAACGCAAGTCGTCCTGGCGGACCGATGCCAACCCGTCCGGGAAGCGGTTTTTCGTGTACGGCGATGACGGCGCTGAGACGGTCTACACCGGCGGGCCGCTGGGCGACCTGCTGCACATCCCCGGCCTGTCCTACGACGGGGTGAGGGGTGTCTCCCCGATCGGGCTGGCCCGCCAGGGGATCAGCCTGGGGCTGGCCGCCGAGCGGTTCGCCGCGCGGATGTTCGGCCGCGGCGCGCTCATCCCCGGCGTGCTGGAGACCGACCAGCAGTTGGAGAAGGAGGACGCGGAGCGGCTGCAGGCGCAGTGGGCGGCCAAGACCGCGGGAGATTTCGGGCAGTGGCGCATCCCCGTGCTCGACAAGGGCGCGAAGTTCCGCCCGGTCGGGCTGCCGCCCGCCGACGCGCAGTACATCGAGGTGCGCCGCTTCCAGGTCGTGGAGATCGCCCGCCTGTACGGGCTGCCCCCGCACTTGCTCGCCGACGTCGAACGCTCGACGAGCTGGGGATCGGGGATCGAGCAGCAGAACATGGCGATGCTGATCTTCACGCTCGATCCGTGGCTGGTCCGCATCGAGCAGCGCGCCACCCGCGAGCTGGTGCTGTCCCGCAACACCTACGTCAAGTTCACCCGCGCCGGGCTGCTACGCGCCGACACGGCGACCCGGTACATGGCCTACCAGCGGGCCTGGACCAACAGCTGGCTGTCCGCCGACGACATCCGCGAGCTGGAAGACCTCGACCCGCTACCCGACGACATTGGCGACCAGTACTTCCGCCCGACCAACCTCACGCCGGTCACCAGCCAGCCCGACCCGCAGCCCGACGCGTTGCCGGAAACCGACCCGGAGGAGGAGGACGACAATGCCGACTGACGCGCCGGGATGGCTGGCCCGCGAGCTCGGCCCCGGAGGGCTGGAGTTCCGGACCGTGAGCACGCCCGGTCGGGTACAGGCCCGCGCCGAGAGCGAGGACGACCAGGGCCCGCGGCTGGTCGGCTACGGCTCAGTGTTCGACCAGCCGGTCACGATCGAGGGGTGGTGGAGCTCATGGGACGAGGAGGTCGCCCCAGGAGCGTGGACCCGCACGATCGCCGAGGACGACATCCGCAGCTGCTTCAACCACGACGTCAACGTGCTGTTGGGCCGCAACACCGTCGGCAGCCTGGCGCTGTCCGAGGACGACTACGGGCTGGCCTACACCGTCGACATCAACGAGGCGGACCCCCAGGCGATGGGGGTGCACGCCAGGGTCGCCCGCGGCGACGTCGACGGCTCTAGCGTGTTCTTCCGCGTCGACCGGCAGGAGATCACCTCCCCGAACAAGGACAACGGGCTGGAGCGCGCGAAACGGCGGATCCTGGAGGGGACGCTGTACGAGACCGGCCCGGTCGTGTTCCCCGCCTTCCCTCAAGCCACCGTGACCGCCCGCGGCGCCAATGTCGTCGAGCGGGTGCTGGCCGCCGCCGGCGTCGCACAAGAGCGGCGGGCCCGGCTGGCGCACGAGCTGCTGTCTGACCCTGACCGCGTCGAGGTCGAGCTGCGCGCCATGCTGTCGAGGCGCCCGGAGCTCCGCGACGCCGTCTGCAACTGCCCCACCCCGCCCACCGTGGCGGCCGCGCGGCTGGCGTTGCGGGCCCGCCGCGCGGCCGCGCTGTCTGCCATGACCGGTCTTTCCGTCCGCAACGACCGCTGAGGAGGTCTCGGCCATATGACCGCGACGATGCTGCGCCGCGCGCTGGAGCGGCGCGTGAACACCTGGGAGCAGATGCAAGCCGTCATCGGCGCCGCCGAGGCGGGGGGCCGTGACCTGTCCGCCGAGGAGGCCCAGACCTGGGACCGGCTGGAGGCCTCACTGCGTGACGACACCGCCACGATCGAGCGGCTCGAGCGCGCCAACGCGCTGGAGACCCGCCTGGAGACCGTCGACCGCTCCGGGCTGCCCGCCGAGGACCGCACCGGCGACGACCGCGCCGACGCGGCAGAGGACCGCGCCGCCGCCTACCAGACCGCGTTCGGCGCCTACCTGCGCCGAGGCCTCGGAGGCGTGCCCGCCGAGCAGCGCGACCTGCTCGAGGCCGGGTTCGTCCCCGGCGACCAGCTGCGCGCGCAGGGCATCTCCACCGACGCCGCGGGCGGGTTCCTCGTTCCCGAAGGGTTCCGCAACCGGCTGCAAGAGACGATGCGGTTCTACGCGGCGCTGCGGCCGATCGCGGAGACGATCACGACCGACTCCGGGAACAACCTGCCCTGGCCGACCAACGACGACACCGGCAACGAGGGCGCCTACCTGGCCGAGCAGGCCGAAGTGCCCGAGCAGGACATGACCTTCGGGCAACGCCAGCTCGGCGCCCACACCATCACGTCCAAGATGGTCAAGGTGTCCCGCCTGCTGCTCCAGGACAGCGCGTTCGGCCTGGAGGAGTGGCTGCCCCGCAAGCTCGGCGAGCGCATTGGCCGCCGCGAGAACCGCGCGTTCACGCTGGGGTCTGGGATCGAGGAGCCCAAAGGCGTGCAGGTCAACGCCGTCGTCGGCAAGACCGGCGCGGGTGGGCAGACCACCTCGGTCACCTACGACGACCTCATCGACCTGGAGCACTCGGTCGACGTCGCCTACCGCAACGAGCGGTCCCGCTGGATGTTCCACGACTTGACCCTGGCCGCGCTGCGGAAGGTCAAGGACGCAGACGGGCGGCCGCTGTGGCAGCCCAGCCTGCAAGCCGGCGTCGCCAGCACCCTCAACGGCCGTCCTTACACGGTCAACAACAACATGCCGACCATGGCCGCGGCGGCCAAGAGCATCCTGTTCGGCGACTTCTTCGCCGGCTACGTCATCCGCGACGTCCGCGCGGTCGGGCTGATCCGCCTGGAGGAGCGGTACGCCGAGCGGCTGCAGGTCGCGTTCTTCTCCTTCGCCCGCCACGACGGCATGGCCCAGGACACCGCAGCCATCCGCGCCTACGCCAACGCCGCAGCCTAAAGGAGCCTGTGATGGCTGATCTGTACAGCGAGCACACCACCGTCCAGACCCTCGTGCCGGCCGCCCGAACCGCCAATGGCAACGGGACCACGGTCGACCGTGGCCAGAACGGCGACGACTTCGCCTCGGCGATGTTCGTCGTGACCGCCGGGACGATCACCGACGGCACTCACACCATCGTCGTGGAGCACTCCGACAATGACGCCGCCTGGTCGGCGGTAGCAGCCGGCGACTTGCAAGGCGTCCCGCCGGCGATCCTGGCCGCCGATGACAACAAGCGGTTCGAGGTCGGCTACCAGGGCAAAAAGCGTTTCCTGCGGGCTAACGTGACCGTGGCGGGCGCGACCACGGGCGGGGTCTATGGCGTCCTGGTCTTGCTCGGCCGCCCCCGTGTCGCCCCGGTCACGAGGCTGTGATGACGATGGCCGCCACGAAGTGGATCAGGGTCCTGCAGCCGGTCGCCGGCGACGGGTTCTCCTGGAAGCCTGGTGACCTCGTCGAACTGCCCGCCGCCCAGGCCGACGCCTGGTGCGACGGCACCCGCGCCGAAGCGGTCCGCACACAACCCAGGCAGGTCGCCATGAGCGACACCGAGCAGCCCGGGCCCGAGGGCGAGGAGGACGAGCGTCAAGAGCGGCCGAGACGGGCCCAGCCGCGGCCGCGGGCAAGTCGGCCGCGGGGCGAGCAGGCCACTGCCCGCCCGGCAGGTGAGCAGCGCTGACCGAGACGATCCTGCGGGACACCGCGCGCACCCTTGAGGTCACCTTCTACCCGCCCGGGTCGGAGACCGGCGCCGACGCTGGCGCGACCACGATCGAGGTCCTCCGCGGCGACGGCAGCGCGCTCGTAGCCGCCGGCACTCCCGCCACCAACGCGGGTAGCGGAAGGTACACCTTTGCGCTGACCGCGGCGCAGACGGCTCAGCTGGACCGGCTGGCCGCCGTGTGGACCTCGACGAGCCAGGGCAAGCGCACGACCTATGCCCAGATCGCCGGCGGCGTCTACGCCACCCTCGCGGACATCCGCGCCCTCGCGGATCTCGCCGACCCGGCCCGCTACCCCACCGCCCGCCTCGTCGAGTCCCGGCAATGGGCGCAGGCCCTCATCGAGGACTACTGCAGGGTCGCGTTCGTGCCCCGCTACGCCCGCGAGCAGCTGACCGGATCGGGAGCTCCCATGCTGATCCTGCCGCGGCCGCGGCCGCGGCTGCTGCTGGCCGCCACCGTCGACGGCGCCGCCGTCACCAGCGGCGACCTAGCCGCCTGGACTCTCAAGCCCAGCGGCGTCGTCGAGCGCACCAGCGCCTTCCCCGCCGGCCGGCCGGTGGTCGTGGCCTACGAGCACGGCGAGGACGCCCCACCGGCCGACCTGAAGGAGGCGTGTCTGACCTTGTGCCGCTATTGGCTGCTCAACCGCCGCGAGGCCATGTTCGACCGGGCCCGCGCGGTCCGCGACGAGCTCGGCGTCACCTACCTGTCCCAACCTGGCGACCGCCGCCCCTCCGGGCTGCCCGCGGTCGATGCGGTCCTCAACCGCTACGCCGATATCACGCCTTCGGTCGGATGAGCACCTCGACCATCCCCGCCGTCAAGGACGCGCTCGTCGCTCGGCTGCGCGCCCATCCCACCCTGGCCGGTGTGCAGGTCGAGCGCAGCCACCCCGGCGACACGCTCGAGCAGGAAGCCGTCTGGCTTGGCAGGGTCATTGGGTCCAACAGCTGGGTCGCGATGCGCGCCGGGCGGAAACCGCGCGACGAGTCCTACACCGTCCAAGTGTTCATCGAGGTCATCATGCCCGGCGAACCCGAGACCGCCGCGGAGGACCGGGTCCTGGCGTGCTACGGCGCGCTCGAGGACGTGATCGCCGAAGACCCCCGCCTAGGCGTGACCGGGGTGGAGTCGATGCGTGTCGCCGAGTACGAGCTGGACTCGGGCATCGACGGGGAAGGCGCCGGCGCGGCCAACATGGCCGCCGGTGTGCTGGTCGGCGCCCGCCTGTCCTAACCAACCAAGGAGTGATGTGATGCCTAAGCGTGTCTACGTCGGCGCGGTCGACGGGATCGAAACCGTCCTGGACGGCCGTGTCATCGTCGTCGAGCGTGGCCAGGAGGTCGAGGTCAGCGTCGAGCAGGCGAAGCTGTTGGACGCGCAGCCGGACAATTGGGCGACCGTGGCCGGCGCCCGCAAGGCGACCGCGAAGGACGGTGACGCCTGATGCCTGGAGTCCTGGACGCGCAGCTGCACGTCGGCCGCGAGACCACCTACGGCACACCGGTCGCTACCAGCAGGTCGTACGAGGCGCTGGCGGACGGGCACAAGCGCCCGCCCATGCACCTGGTCTCCGAAGGGATGCGGATCGGCGCGCAAGCGACCGAGTCGGACCGCAGCCGCATCGTCAACATGGGCGCCGAGGGCCCGATCGAGGTCGACGTCCACAACAAGGGGCTCGGGCTGCTGCTCCAGGTGCTCATGGGACCGCCGGTGATCACGACCCCCGGCGGCGGTGTGAACAGCCGGCTGCACACCTACGCCTCGACCTCCGACGCGCCCAACGAGTCGCTGACCGTGAAGCTGGGCCGGCCGCCCGTGTCCCCGGCCGCGGTGCAGCCGTTCACCTACCACGGCGGCGTGCCGACCAAATGGTCGCTGTCGCAGGAGGTCGGCGACGGCGCGTCCGGGCTGCTCAAGCTGAAGCTGGAGATGGACTACGAGGACGAAGACACCACCACCGCCCTCGACGCGCCCGCCTACCCCACAACCACCACGCCGTACGGCTGGCCCGACCTTGCCCTCACCGTCGCCGGCGCACCGGTCGATATCATGAAGTTCGGCTTCGAGGCCGACGCCAACGTCAGGACCGACCGACGGTTCTGCCGCGGCTCATCGTTGAAAAAGATGCCCAAGCGGCAGGGCAGGCCGACCTACACCGGGCAGCTGGACGCCGAGTTCGAGGACCTTGTCCAGTACGACCGGTTCCGCTCGGGCGCGGTCGTGCCGATCGTGGCCAGCTGGACGGGTGCCATCATCGAAGGCGCCATCCCCTTCCTGCTCAGGGTGACGTTGCAGGCGTGCCAGTACACCGGCGAGACCCCTCAGGTCAGCCTGGACGACATGCCCCAGCAGCCGCTGCCCTTCAAGGTCTTGTGGGACCGCACCAACCCCGCGGTCAAGGTCGAATACCAGACCACCGACCTCGCCGCCTAGCCATGGCGGCTCCTGATATCCAGATCGTCGGCCTGCGCGAGGTCCGCCGCGCGCTGCGGCAGGTCGATGAGGAGCTGCCCCGCGAGCTGTCCCGCGAACTGAAGCAGCGAGTCGCTGTTCCAGTCGCCACGCTGATCGCGGCACGTGTCCCCTTGGGCCCGGGACGGAAGGGCCACTGGCGTAGCGAGATCCGTGCCGGCGGCAACGCCCGCGGCGCCTACATCACCTGGGGTCGCAGCGCGCACCGGTGGCGCGGTTGGGTCGAGTTCGGCGGTGACCGGGTCCACAGCGGCGCGATCAAGGGCACCCAACGGTTCGCCGAGATCACCCCGACCGGGCTGCGCCGTGGCCGCCGCGTCGTCATTGGTACCGCTCGCGGGCAGCGGCGGGCGATCATCGGCGACACCTCAGGGGCTGTCATCAGCCGCCGCCCCTACCTGCCCGAGGGCCGTTACGTCTACCCAACGGTCAAACGCGCCGAGCCGCTCGCCCGCCGCGCCGCTGAGCGCGTGATCAAGGACCTGGCCCGCAAGGCCGGACTCGACTAGCAGGAGACGACGATGGGACACTTTGACCTTGACGCTGCCCGCGCGGGCCGCGCGGCCCGCCGTGAGGCCTCCGGCGAACGGCACTCCTTCACCTTCCAAGGCCGAAAGTGGGCGCTCCCGGCGGAGCTGCCCGCCAGCTTCCTCATCGACATCGCCGCGCTCACAAAGGGCGAGCTGGAGCGGCTGAAGCCTTTGTTGGCCAGCGTGCTCGGCGACCAGCTCGACGACTTCTTGGACCTTGAGGGCTCCGCCGATGACCTCCTCGAGCTGATGTGGGCGCTGCCTGACCTCTACGAGTTGTCGATGGGGGAAGCATCAGCCTCGGCCGCCTTCTCACGCAGCAGTGGGAGGACGTCGAGGCCGACTTCGCCCGCTTTTACCGCATCGACCTTCCCGCGGCCGTCTGGGGATCCCATCCCCTAAGCGCACGCCGCCTTGGTGTCCTGCTGTCCCGGCTGCCGCCGGAATCCATGACCGTCCTGTCGACCCTGCCGCCGGAGAGGGGGTGACCTCATCGCTCAGTCCTTGCGTGTACTGGTCACCGGCGACGGCCGTGAGCTCCGCGAGGTATTGCGGCAAGGCGACCGTGACTTGCGCGGCTTCGGGACCGTGTCGACCAACATCGGCAACCGCTTCCGGATCGGGTTCGGGACCGCGATCAAGGCCGGAGCCGCGGCGGCCGCAGGCGGCATCGCCCTGGCGATAGCGGGAGTCCCCAAGCTCCTCAACGCTGCCGCGCGGTTGGAGTCGATGGGACGCAAGTCCGCGACCGTGTTCGGCGACCAGTTGCCCGTCGTCCAACGCTGGGCCCGCGAGGCCGCCGCCGGCATGGGCTTGACCGCCCGACAGGCGACCGGTCTGGCAGCCAACTTCGCGGACCTCCTCGTGCCCATGGGCTTCGCCAGGTCCGAAGCCGCGAAGATGGCCACCGACGTCGTCGGCCTATCCGGCGCCCTGGCCGAGTGGTCCGGCGGCCAGCGGAGTGCCGCCGAGGTCGCCGAGATCCTGTCCGCCGCCATGTTGGGCGAACGCGACGCCCTCCAAGGCCTCGGCATCTCCATCTCCCAAGCCGAGGTCGACGCCCGGATCCTCGCCAACGCGCAGAAAGGGTTGACGTTCGCGACCGAGGAGCAGGCCGCCGCGTTCGCCACCCAGCAGATCATCTTCGAGAAGTCCAAAGACGCCCAGACCGCCTACGCGAACTCCACCGACGACCTCGCGTCGCGGCAGGCCAAGCTGACCGCCTGGCTTCAAGGCCTCAAGGAGGCCGCGGTCGGCGTCGCGATCCCCGCCCTCGTCGCGGTGGGGGACGCCGCCGTCGGACTGGGCCAGAGGCTCTCGGCGAGCGTGGAGCGGCTCAACCTCGGCCCCATCGGCCAGGTCATGGTCGCGCAGATCCGTGACTCGTTCGCTGAAGGCGACTGGACAGGAGTCGCGAGCGCGATCGGCGCCGGGCTGAGAGTCGCGCTCGGCCGTGTCGCCGGGCTTGGCACCGATCTCACCGCCCGTTTCGAGGCCTGGCTTGCCGAGACTGACTGGACCCGCGTCGGCGCGGCGGCCGGGACCGGCATCGCCAATGGCCTCAGCGCCATCGTCAGCATGGCTGACACGCTGGCTGACGCGTTCGGCCGCTGGATCGACTCGGTGGATTGGGCCAGCGTCGGCCTACGGCTGGGGTTGGCCGCTCCCAAGCTCGTGTTCGGCCTGGTGGTCGGGCTGCTCAACTTCGATGTGACCGAGTTGTTCGGGTTCATCGCCGAACACTGGAAAGAAGTCCTGATCGCGGGCCTGATCGTCGCGTTCGCGCCCGGCAGGCTGCTCGGCGCGGTTGCGGGGATCATCGGGAGGATTCCCTTCGTCGGCCCGGTCATCGCCAAAGGCCTGGTGTGGTTCAACGAGATCGGCCACAAGTTCCTCGGCTTCCTCGCCGACTTCGTCCTCGGTCCCTTCGGGCGCAAGCTGGGAGGCGAGGGACTGGCCCAGGTGCTGTCCCACCTCGGCCAGTTCTTCACCGGGCTACGCAGCCGAGGCGTGGCCGGGATGCGCTCGTTTGGGGACGACATCGCGCTGCGCCTGTCGAGCGCGATGGAGTTCCTCGGCGCGGTGATCAACCGGATGATCACGATCCCCGCGCGCGCGATGGGACGAGGGGTCGAGTACGTGTTCCGCCCGTGGATCGACGCGGTCGGTCAGATGGTCCGCATCGGCGGTGACCTGATCGGCGGCCTGCTGCGCGGCCTCGAAGGGCGGGTCGGGTCGATCCTGTCCGCGGCCAGGCGGATCGCCGATCAGGTCACCTCGACGATCCGCCGGGCGTTGGACATCCGCTCACCCTCCGGGGTAGGCGAGGACATCACCCTACGGTTCGGCGACGGGTTGGTCCTCGGCCTGGAGCGGGCCGAGGCCGCGGTGGCGGCCGCCTCGGCACGGCTGGCCGGCACCGTCGTCGCTGGCGCGCAGCCGCTTGCGGGCTCTGCCCCAGCGGCCGCGCCGGGAACGCTGGCCGCCAGCGCGGCCGCCGGCAACAGCCGCGTGGTCGAGCTGCTCGCCCGCCTGGTCGACCTGTTAGAGCGCCGCGGCGCGGGTGCTGCGATCACGGTCAACGACCAGTCCGGCTCCCCGGTGGACACCGCCCGCGCCGTGGCGCTTGCTCTTAGGACCCTGTAGCCATGGCGCTTGGGCTGCTGGATTACCAGCTTGATTACCGCGGGTTCCGGATCGGTGCGGACACGCCCTACGAGGTCGTCTCGCACGAGGGGCTGCTCGGGTTCGAGGTCCGCTCCGCCGACGAGGACCTGCCGCGGGGGGACGGCGCGGTCCGCGGCCGCGACCTGGTCGCCGCCCGCCAGTGCGGCATCGACGTCGAGGTCGTCGGCTCCGAGGCCGAGGTCGAGAGCCTGCTGGCGGCGTTGCGCGACGCGTTCGACCCGTCCGAGACGCTCGACTCCGATCTGGTGTTCAAGCTGCCCGGCCAGGTCGAGCAGCTGATCCGCGCCCGGCCGACCCAGCTGCGCGACCGCCGCGACTGGAAGGGGCTGCTGCTACGCACCCAGCCGATCACCATGCGCGCGGCCGACCCACGGATCTACAGCTCGGACGTGCGTCAGCTGATCGTGCCGATCTACTCCGCGGCCGGCGGCGGCATCGACTACCCGGTCGGCGACTACCCGATCGACTGGACCGCCTCCGCCTCAGGCGAGGTCGTGGCGACCAACGCAGGGAAGGCTCGGGCGTACCCGCTGATCCGCTGGTACGGCCCCGTGACCGGCACCGCTACCGGGGTGAAGCTGACCAACCTGACCAACGGCGAGGTTATCGACATCCAGACCACGGTCAGCGCCGGGCAGATCCTGACCGCGGACATCGAGGCCTACGTCACCGGCGCCGCGCGGCGGGTGATCGCCCTGTCCGGCGCCTCCCGCTACGGATCCTGGCAGTTCCCGCACACCGCCTGGAGCCTCAGCCCAGGCGACAACGTGGTCCGCTTCGAGCTGACCGGCACCTCCGTCAACGTTCAAGCGCTGCTGACCTGGCGCGACACCTGGCGAGCCTAGGAGCCCCCATGCCCACCACCACCTACGTCACCAGCACCTTCGCGGCCCGCAACATCGGCGCGCGCACCGACGGCGCCGGCGCCGCGGTCGCCGACCTGGCCGCCGAAGAGGACCGGCTGATCAACGCCATCCTGTCCGAGGGCAAGCTGGAGGCCAACGCGTTTCAGGTCCGCGCGCAGGCCATACCGGACATGACCGTGCGGGTCGGCTCCGGCGCCGCCAAGGTCGATCACTATGTGGTCGCCGGCGACGTCGCCGGGCAAGAGCCCTACCTCGTCCGCCTCGACGTCTCCGTGCAGAACCTGACGATCGAGGCGTCCGACGCCTCCCAAACCCGCACTGATGAGATCTGGCTGGTGGTGCGGGACAACGCCTACGACGCGTCCGCCCGCGCGCTGCCCCAACTGGCCGTGCGCAAGGGCGACCTGGGCGGCGCCAACCCCGGCCCCGACTCCGCCTGGAAAGCAGCCGCGCTGCTGGCCCGGATCACCGTCGCCGCGGGCGTCACCACGATCCAGACCGCCGCGATCTCTGACCAGCGCGCCACCGCCGCCCTGCTGTCCAGCCTGACCGTGCCCGCGGGCACCACACAAAGCGCGGTCATCGCGACGGAGGAGAGCAGGGCGAACACCGCCTACGGCGACCTAGCCACGGTCGGTCCGACCGTCACGGTCACGGTGCCCGCCTCCGGGCGGGTGCGGGTGACCGTGGGATGCAAGATCAAGTTCTCGACCGGCAACGACAAGTACGGCTACATGAGCTTCGCGATCTCCGGCGCCAACACAGCGGGCGCCTCCGAAACCCGAGCGCTCATCCTCGAGTCGACCATCGCGGAGTCCCCCGCGGCCGCGAGCCGCGTGTTCGTCCTCACCGGGCTGGCCCCGGGCGCGACGACCTTCACGGCCAAGTACGCCACCGCCGACGGCGTCGTCCTCATCCGCTTCTCCGACCGCGAGATCGCCGTCGACACGCTCCCATGAGCGCCCCTTACGAGCTGGTCCTCGTCGCGCGGACGCCCCAACAGCTCACTGGGCCGACGCTGGTCGAGATCAGCCATCTCACGCCCACGAACGTGTCGTGGACCGACGAGCTCAACCGGCCCTCGAGCGCGTCGTGCGGGGTCAACCTGCGCACGCTCAACGACGATGTCAAGACGCGGCTGGCCAACCTGCGCGCGAGCCCGTGCGAGCTGTGGCTCTACCGCGGCACGGTCCGCCGCTTCGCCGGCCCGGTCCAAGGCGGCCAGA